CTTGGGGGTTGTGCCTAGTGCTTGGAGCGGCACTGGGCCGGGTCAAAAGGTTTTGCAACTTCAGGCATTTGCAATAAGCAGTGACGTAAATACGAGCTACCACACAAACAACGCTGTTTATACTGCGGGTTCAAATTGGTTTTATGCAGCGTCTAAAGCTGCATTGAAGGTTGAATACGATGCGTCCCTTGGGCAGTTCAGGTGGTATAGCGCCCCCTCCGGCACAGCAGGTGCAGCAATACCATTCACTCAGGCGATGTCTCTGGATTCCAGCAGCTTGATACTCGGTAGTGGCCCCGCACGTGGAAATATGGATATATCCAGCAGTGCTACCAGCTCTGTAGTAACTATGTCTTTACATCTAGGTTATTCCCCTGCTGATTTTTACGGATCACGCATTGTAAATAGCAACAACCCCACCGTGACGTCGGCTGGACTTTTTAAGATTCAACAAGGCACAACTGCTGCTTGGCGCGACGATCTTATTATTGATAACAGCGGAAATTTGCTGGTGGGGACTGCGGTGGTCGGTGCCCCAGCTACCGGTTTTACGGCATCCCCCAGCGGATCATTTCAGGTCGCGCATCCTTCGGGGGCTGCGGCAGGATCGGTATACAGCTATTTTCTATACAACGCTACCGTACTGGGGTCAATCACTCAGCTAGGCACAACGGGTATTTCGTTAAATTCATCAGCGTCGCTGGGGTTTAACAATGGCGCGATGACGATAGATACCAGCGGGAATTTGCTGGTGGGGACTGCAAGTAGTGGTATCAAGATTACTCAGTCAATTGGGTACGGATACCTAGATACCTACCACCCAGCCGGGGCTGCGTCGGGTACTGTGTTTGCTCAGTATGTGTATAACGGTTCCCCTATTGGCTCCATCACCCAATCAGGCACAACCGCAGTTCTTTACAACACCACCTCCGACTACCGTCTAAAAGCCAACCAGCAACCGCTCACCGGCTCAGGTGCATTCATCGACGCGCTAAAGCCTACATCGTGGGAATGGACTGCTGATGGCCGTAAAGACGCAGGTTTTATCGCCCACGAATTTCAAGAGGTAGTGCCTAACTCCGTTACTGGCGTTAAGGACGGAACTGAAGAGCGAGAGTATGAAGTATCTCCGGCGGTGGCTGCTACGCAAGACGCAGAGGGTGTTGAGCTAACGCCCGCTACCCCGGCGGTGATGGGCACACGCACAGTGCCGAAGTACCAAGCCATGCAAGCCTCATCCGCAGAGGTCATTGCCAATCTGGTGGCTGAACTGCAATCGCTGCGCAAACGTGTGGCACAACTGGAGAATAAATAATGACTACTTGGGTTAATCCATTAGATAAAGTCCCGCAAATTCCGCAAGACTGGGCCAATCATTTGCTTTATGGGGCAATGCTTGGCGCTATCTGCGCGGCAGCCTATTGCCTTTTGCTACATGCGTCGTTGGCTCATGGCTGGATTTGCGGAACTGCGGTAGCATTTGTTGTCACCGCCGGTAAAAAGATTGTGGATTATTTTATGGAAATGGAATCTATTAGCATGTGCGTTGGGAAAACTTTTGTTACCGCGCTGCTACCTTTTTGCTTTTACCTAAACAGCGTAATTTACAGGTAAGCCACTGGCCTTTTTTCAGTGGCATTTAAAGGAAAACGAAATGGCAAATAAACAGCCCCAAATCGTAACTATCGACGGTATTGAGCATGATGTTGAATCTTTTAACGAGCAGCAAATTCTGCTCCTAAATCACACCGTTGACCTCGACCGAAAGATCAGCTCAACTAACTTTCAGCTCCAGCAATTGCAAGTCGGTAAAGACGCCTTCTTAAAGTTGCTCAAAGATGCGTTGGCTGCTGACATTAATTCGGTGCAAGATATTGAACCTAAACAGGGCTAAATCATGGCTGAAAAATGGATTCAAAAAGCAATCAAATCACCCGGCGCTTTGAAAAAGGAACTTCACGTCCCTGAAGACAAAAAGATTCCCGCTAAGAAGCTAAACGCCGCCGCCAAAAAACCGGGTGTAGAAGGTAAGCGCGCCCGTCTGGCCAAAACTTTACGTGGCTTCGACTGACCATGGATTGGCTCAAAATGATCGCCCCAACGATCGCTACGGCGGTTGCGGGGCCATTTGGCACTATGGCCTACGGTTTGATCGCGCATGAGCTAGGCGTGTCTCCTGACGAAGCCAAGACGACTATCGAAAACGGTAAGTTGACCGCTGAGCAAATTGCCAGCGTACAGCTTGCCGAAATCGCCATCAAAGCCAAGGCGCAAGAACTGAATTTGGATTTTGAGCAACTTGCCGTAGCTGACCGCAAGTCGGCACGTGATATGCAAACCGTTACTAAGTCCTTTACGGTACCGATCTTGGCGTATGTCATCGTCGGCAGCTTTGTGACTATGGTGGCCGGGACGCTGTTGGGCTGGGCCAAAATAGATGGCGCACTGGCGGGGACGCTGGTGGGGTATCTTTCGGCCAAGTGTGAACAAGTGATTGGTTTTTATTTCGGCTCATCGGCCGGATCGCAAGCAAAAGACGAGTTACTTCACAAATCAACGCCAGCGCCATAAAGCTGTCACACACTCCGGTTAGGCTTCTCGCATGACAAAATTAGCTGATAACGAATTTGTAGAATTGTGGCGTTCAGTTAAAAGTGCAGTTGAGGTCTCTGAAATGACCGGCGTGACGCTTAGGTCGGTAAACAAGCGCAGGCGGTCTATCGAACTTCGCCACGGTATAAAGCTGGAAGTCGACGACCCCAAAGGCGGGAAGTTCGAACACCTACAAACCGCGCACAAGCACAATCCCCGAAAGCAACTCGGCATCCTTAACGGGACAGTTATTGTTTTCAGTGACGCGCACTTTTGGCCGGGGATTCATACCACCGCTTTTAGGGGTATGAACAAGCTGATTACCCAACTAGCACCCCGCGCAATCATTTGCAACGGCGACGCCTTCGATGGAGCGTCTATCAGCCGATTCCCGCGAATCGGTTGGGACGCCAAGCCGTCCATCGTCCAAGAGCTGAAAGCCTGCGAAATTGCCATGGGCGAGATCGAGGAAACAGCCAAGGCCGCGCGCCGAAACGTCAAGCTAATCTGGACGGTTGGAAATCATGATTTACGATTCGAAAATCGTTTATCCCAAAATGCTCCGCAATACGAGCACGTAAAGGGGTTTTCCCTTCGTGATCATTTTCCGGCGTGGGAGCATTGCTGGTCGTGCTGGCCTACCGAGACATTGATCGTTAAGCATCGGTACAAGGGCGGCATCCACGCCACGCACAACAATACCGTCGCCGGGGGTGTCAGCATCGTCACAGGCCACTTGCACAGCCTGAAGGTCACACCGTACTCGGACTACAACGGAACGCGCTTTGGTATCGACACCGGCACGCTGGCAGAGATCGATGGCCCACAGTTTTCGGACTATCTGGAAGATGGCCCGGTCAACTGGCGTTCCGGTTTTGCCGTCTTGACGTTCAAGGATGGCAAAATGCTTTGGCCGGAATTGGCGCATAAGTGGGACGATAAGCATATCGAATTTCGTGGTGAGATAATCAAGGTATGAACCTCACCGAACACTTTACCCTTGAAGAGCTAACGGCGACAAGTCACCGGGAGTTTGACAATACACCTAACGGCGATGAAATTGCCAATCTAACTCGTTTGGCTATATTTTTGGAACGAATAAAAACCGCTCTCAAAGGTAAGCCTGTTATGGTGACCAGTGGGTACCGGTCGAAGCAGGTCAATGACTCAGTAGGCTCGAAAGATACCAGTCAGCACCGCCTAGGTTGTGCGGCGGATATTCGAATCCCCGGTATGACCCCCGATGAAGTCGTTCGTGCCGTAATTGACTCCGGTATGCCTTATGACCAACTTATCCGAGAGTTCGATTCATGGACGCATATTAGCGTACCCAGCACCACCGGTTTATTTCCACGCCGGCAGGTTCTTATTATTGACAAAACCGGCACTCGACCATTTGTGTAATTCGTGGGAAAATGCGCGTAACACAGAGGTACCCGGATGACAACGCCTTCATTTGTTCTAACTTACGACAGCCTGACGCAAACGGTACTCCAGTATTTGGAGCGTAGCGATCCCGCTGTCGTCGCTTTTATTCCTACGGCCATTACTATGGCCGAGTTTGAGATCGCGCAGAACATCAAGACCCTCGGCCAGATGGAAGTCGTTGATGCCAGCATGGGCATCGGCAACCCGGTCATCGCCAAGCCCGCACGCTGGCGAAAAACTGTTTCGATGACTATCACTACGCCCACCGGCAAGCAGCCGGTGTTTTTGCGTAAGTTGGAGTACCTGAACAATTATTGGCCGGCTGTTACCGCCACTTCCACGCCACTGTATTACGCTGACTACGATGCCGATCACTGGTTTATTGCGCCTACGCCAGATGCTGCATACGCTTTTGAAGCGCTTTGCTATACCAGATTAGCCCCTCTGGACTCATCCAACCAGACGAACTGGTTGACCCAGAACGCGCCCAACGCGATGCTGTTTGGTACTCTCAAGCAGACCGCGCCGTTTTTGAAAGACGACGCCCGTTTGGCCGTTTGGTCTGGCCTGTTCGACGCCGCCCTAGCCGCGCTCAAAACTGAAGATCAACTCCGCATCGGCGATCGTCAAGCCATCGCACAGGACTCTTAATCATGACCTCATATTTCAATCCGTTTACCGGGCAAACAATTTCACCGTCTTCGGTCAGCTATGAGGCTTTGACAATTAGCGCAAATACGGTGCTGTCTTGGCCCATCAACGGCAATCCGACGACCAGTACCCCCGTCAGTAGTATCGTAGACGTTACAGCTACCGTTGGAGGATTGCTTCTCGAAATGCCCCCGGCCACGCAGGTGTCCACAGGGCAATCGGTATTGGTACGCAACATAGGCTCGTTGCCATTTATTGTTACCGATAACTCGGGCCATACAATTGTTTCGGTGTCTTCAGGTATTGCTGAATTTATATTCTTGACGGATAACACGACCGTCAACGGTATTTGGTCGGCCGTTGTTTTTGGCGCAGGGACTTCATCGGCTAACGCATCGGCTTTAGCGGGGGCTGGTCTAATCGCTAATGGATTAACGCTGAATGAGGCTGTTCCGCTAGTAAGTTACTTTTCGAATGCAACATTTACTGCTGCAACCCGAGCGCAGTTTGCAGTATGGCAATCTGGGGTCGGAACTTTTACTCTTCCGTCGGCATCGGTTGTAGGAAATAACTGGTTTGTAACCATACGAAATAACGGCTCTGGAATTTTAACGCTTCAGCCCTCGGGTACTAATACCATCGACGGTAACGTAAATCAGCAGTTGCAATTAACTGAATCACTGGTTATTGTATCGAACGGAATAAATGGTTTTAATACATTTGCTTATGGCCAAGCAACTCAGTTCTTCTTTACTCAATTAGCGCTAAGTATTTCCGGTGGAACGCTTACCCTTTCGGCTAGTCAAGCCTCTAATTTAATTCAAGAATATGCGGGTAACCTTACTAGTAATCAGATTATTATCGTGCCCCCTACGGTACAGCTATACACAATAACTAATAACACGACGGGGTCTTTTACCCTTACTGTTAAGACTTCTGTTGTTGGCGGGGCTACTATTACTGTATCGCAGGGT